CCCCCCGATGGAATCAAACCTGACGTGGATCGAAATAACGCCAACGCCAAAGAGCAAGCAAATGTTCAAAGATTCGCTGACTCCGACTAATCGTTTCCGTATCGTAATGCACTACATCGACACGACCAATCTCGGTAGTGCTGATGTAGATGTTGTAGCCCTCTGCGTTGAAATACATCGACCACGGAGGGGTCAATGCACCAACGTAAGCAGCGATCTGAATGGGATGGGTTTCGATAGGCTCAACAACAACCCCCGGCTTGGTGCGCTTGCTCTTGAAATCCACCACCACCAGCTGCTTGTTGCCAGATGGGTCGGCGGTACGGTTGCCATAAAGGTCAACAGTTCCGGCATAACCAAGCTCAGGATTGACGACGACAGACTCGCAAACCTCCTCCGCAATACCCAGCTTGCCCACCTCGATCACGGCTGGAAGGACAAACTCACGAATTGGGATTTCGCGGCCATCGGGCATAGCTACCTTCACCGTACCCTCCCATTGGTCATGGCGTGCGTAATAGGTCTCTAGGCTGTTGTGGATGAGCGTGCCAAGGTCGGCAGCACCAGCCGCATCTTGCCCAGCTTTCTCTTGGATGCGCCGCTTGTATTGCAGCATATCCTCCCCGGCTGAAGGCGTGTCCTCAAAGCAGGCTTGAATCACCTGACCAATCTTGTACTCCTCAAGGCCGGGAGCAGATAGCATCTTGCAGATGTCGGTTACACTAGGCAACAGCTTCTGCTCCTTGATGTCCTTGATGGTGGTTGGGCGCGTGGGATTCTTAGCCCCCTTCTTGGTTTCTTGGTAGTGGCGGGGTTCTCCCGCTAAGGTGTAGGCGTGCATCAGTTTGCGATGTATTTGATGAGTGCTAGGAGTGCTAGGAAGATGACTGCCGTGAGGCCAACTACTGCGGCCACTCTGAGCACCAAGCCAAACCACAGGCCGTAGACATAATACTTATCTTGGTCTTGCATTAGAACGGAGCCTCCTCGCTGTCTTGCTTTTCAATGGTGTGCAAGTCCCCGGCCTGCAGACGCTGGGCAACGCGAATCAAATCTGATGCCAATCGCCAGACGTTAGCTTCTGTGACTAGACTGGTCGCGGTGCCAGCCCCCTCGGCAATCAATGCATCAACCGCCTTGTTGATCGCCATTCCCACCGTCACGCCCTCGATGCGGGAGGGCGCAGGAGTGGGCCTAGAATCGCTTTTACGGGGTTCTTCTGGCTGAGGGGCAGTCTCGGTAGGGGTAGCCCCCTCAACGGCCTTAAAAACCACCTTATCCCCAAAGACCACACAAGCCTTGCCGTTGTAGTCGTCTCCACGTTTCATGCCGGGGCCACTAAAGGTGGCCCGACGTCCGTTGATATGCTCAAAGGTCTTGCCAAAAGAAGTGGCTTCGACCGTGTGCTGACCGTCACGGAGGGTTGCTTTGAAGATGGTCTTACCCGACTTCGTAGTGATCGCCTTAGCGTTCACGACATCAGCGGTGACTCCACCTTTGATGTATTCCCCCGGCTGTACTGACAGGATGTTATTCATGTGCGTTATGTATGCTGACAAAGACTAGAACTACTTATTACTTTGTATTACTATCATCTCTATACCATATGCTCGCGTTCTTGCGTAGTTACGATACGCAGAAACGCTTATTACCCCTGCGGACAAGGAGATTAGACTTGTACAGGGAAGAGACGACGCGCTCGACGGTGCGTTGGTTCATGTGCAAACAGTCTGCAATGTACTTGTCGCTACCGAAATAGCCGTCGGGAAAACCTGCGATGAACGCCAGCACCATGCGCTCGGCATGGCTGATGTCCTTGGCAAGCAGTTGACTACTGATCCAGAGTCCGTTCATCATGGGTGTGGATCGTCAAGGAGTGGGTCGCGTCTACCATGCAGCAACTCGTGCTGATGGTCGATGAAGTTGAGTAGCTCCCGGCGGCGAAGCATCACCTCCTCGTACTGCTCAGATGGGGATCGGCTCCCTCTAGCGAATGTAGCCATCGCGCTAAGTTCGTGCACAATTGAGCGAGCGTCTTCGATGTTGATGCTCATGCCGCACCTCCTTCGTCGCGGGTGGGTTCGAAAACTTCGCATTCATCGGTCGTGAGTATTTCCTGTTCCTTGAGCACCTTCGCCAGCTCGTGGATTAGCTCCGCTTGGTCCTCAATCGTGCGCCGCATGTCGATGATTTCATCAAGCATCGCTAGAAGGTCGTCGCGTAACGGTTCGGGACAGGCTTCGGTGAGGTAGAGTCGGTCGATGGGGCGGCTCATGACGAACCTCCATTCCGCTTAGACCGCTCGGCTAGCATGGCGTCGGCGTAACTGTAGCAAATGGAAGCGACTCCAGCCGGAAAACTGTCACGCTGGTCAATGTTTCGACCCGCAAGGTAGGCGTCAAGCGCAGCCGCCGCGAAGTAGTCGCGGAGGCTCATGCCGGAACTGCCTCCAGCCATGCCGTCGCGTGGATCTCCAGTCCCTACAGGCGGCCAGGGAAACGCAGATCCTCCGTCGTCGTAGTACATATTCATGGCAGCACCTCCGAGGTGATAGCTTGCGCGTACCTCTCGTTGAACTCACGGCGAAACTTCTCCTCCAAGTCGTGCTTAACTAGTTCCTTCCCGAGGCCATCAATCGCCTCGCCAACCGAAGCCTTGCCAACGGCTGAGAGGTAAACGACAGCGCCTTCGCCAACGTACAGCGAGGCGTGATAATTCACCTCCGGTATGCCAGCATAGTCATTAATACCAATTGACACCGAGTAGTTTCTGGCTTTCGGGAAAGCGGCTTTAACAGCCGCGTAGAATTTAATCAGTTCTTCTTTCATTGTGTTTTATTTCTTTATTGGATAACAGGATAACCACCTAGACCTACGCAGTAGGCCACTTGCACCCGTGTGCTTGTCCGATAGGACGGCGGCTCGTTTCCCTGTTAACTCTGAACGTTTTTCACTTTCCAGACTCCATCCACAGGGTCAAGATAAATCTCGCCCGAAAGTATTTCATTCGCGCAACGGTTGAGCGTGGCTGTGCTGATGCCAGCGCGTGCGGAGTAGCTCTTGCGTCCGACGTAGCCCGTGCTTGCGGCCCGAGCTAGTGCGTATTCATGCACGACCGCGCAAGCCTCTTGAGTGATGCGCGGCATCCCCGGCTTCCACTTATCCCGTCTCACCATACCCTTGCCAAAGCCTGAGCTTCGACGGGTCTTGGTAAGGATCGGCGCACGGGTCCGCTTGTCCGCTGACGCTGTCAGCTTAGCCTCTTCTTGCTGCATCTTCTCGATGCGTTCGTGCATACGCTCTGCGAAGCGCACGCAAGATGAGATTGATGAGTAGCTCATAGTTATACGGGGATGACAAAGCCTGAGGTGTCTCGCTTGGCTGCGCCCTTGGCCTTGAGGCCGACGACACAGCCGCGAGGATCGAGGAATCGCAAGTCTGAAAGGTCACCATTGATCACGTTGTAGCCGTACCAAGTGTCAGGCAGATCACCAGAGAACACGGCTGCAATATTGCCACCAGCTTCCAACACCTTGAGAGCGTCAAGCTCGTTACACTCTGATCGGCTGAAGGTTAGATGGTAGTTTGGCGGAAGTTCGCCGCGAGCGAAACGCAAGGCGCGATGACGGTTCTTCGTATAATCGTAGAACATGATGTCCTTGGGGAACTGTTGCATAATTTGCAACCCTTCCCAAGGAATGTCAGACGTACCATTGAGACGAATGCAAGCAGCCATGCCGTGATGGTTTGTGCGCCAGACAAACTCCTCGATCTCCTCGATGAGTTGCTTGCGGAAACCCGCTGGGTCATCGAAGAAGTATTGAGTCTTGCTGATACGTGAACGCTGCACGTTGCTGAATGCGCCACGTCCTGCTGTGTAAAGGCATGACGAGATGCAGCCCCGCGATGCGTGAGAACAAACGTTGCCACGCTGGGCAACTTTGTGAGGAGCAAGGTAGAGGATGGCTGTGCGCCAGCCAAAGCTCTCGCCCTTGGTGGTCTTGCTATCTGACCCGACTGATAGGAGTTTCATTGATGATGTCTTTCAGTTCTTTCTTGAGCCTACGAGCATCCTCACCACGCCACATCGTGGCATTGCTGAGGAAATAGTTGATGATGGAGCGAGCATCGTCGCATCCATAGCTATCGTTAACGCTTTCGAGCGTTGACATAGCGTCGAGATATGGCCGCGCCCAAGGATGAACTTTGGGCGTCCACTTCTGTTCAATCTCACTAGCGATTTCGTGTATGTTTCTCATGGCTAGAATGTTTAGGCGTTTGCGCGTGCGGTTTTAAAGTCGTCAAGTTCTTCCTCTGTGACGAGGCGAACGATAGCTCGCTTGCTAGACTTGGGCCAAGGCTTTGGGCCATAGGCGTCAGACATTGCAGCGTCAGCAGTTGGGCCTTCACCTAACAGGCAAAGCCGATCAGAGATTGCAGACGGCATTAGTACAACGTAAGTATTCATGTTAGATCTTTCCATCGATGATTGCTTTGAGACCATCGCGAACGATGGACTCAGCATCCTGACGAGATTGTGCCATCTCTACAGCGTCGCGCACGGTGTCCTCAAGATCGTCTGAGCTAACCTTTTCGTCCTCAAGATCGCGAATCTTGTACTCGATATCCTCAATCTTGCCTTCGATATCGACCACTTGACTGTACAAGTCGCTGAATTTGATGAGACTCACGAAGTTATCCAAGTGATCGAAACCGGGGCTTTTGCCAACTTCAGCCTCAAGTTTGGCGATGCGATCGTTTAGGCCGATAAGTGTTCCGTTGGTGCGAATATCGATCCGTAGCAGAATCTCGTCAGCGAGTGCATTGATGATACGAGCCGCCAAAGTTCGACGCTCGGTGTTCTGTGTCTGTGTATCTGTGTTCATGGGTTTATCCTATCGTTTGAGCTTGGCAGAGACTTTCCGCCAATAAGTTGATGTTGCGGACTTCTTTGGACCATTAGGTCCACCGTTCCACACTTTCGCCCTAACCTCGTCTGTCACAGGCCAACCGTACTTCCTGCCATAGTGGTCCGTATAGATTCGGAACATTTCAGCAGACTTGGTTAGGTCGCGCCTATCGTTTAGCGTATAGCGCGTTCCGGCGATGCGGTTGACATCTCTCACCGTGATTTCCCAGATTTGCGCTGGGCCTACGGCTTTGCCGTTATCACCGATTGCGTTTACATTGCCGCCGGATTCGACGGCGACAATGGCGAGGAATAGGGCAGTAAGGTTCATATGGTTTGCTGCTGAACCTCAAATTCGTAACCAAGGTCTTTCAGTTGACTAACTGCCTTCGCTGTGAAGGTGACAGTTCCGATAAGTGCAGCGAGTTTCTTCGCGGTTTCGCATACTGGATAAACAAGAGGCTTGTTTCCGTATGCAGATTGCAAGCGGACAACGATCTTTGTTTTCATTCCAATAGACCTTCGCTTTTCAGAAAGTTGACATATTCAGCAAGCAACGCTTTCTTGTCTCGTGTCTTGCTGCCGATAAACTGACGCACGGTCGGCGCAACCGATCCCATTGAGTGCTTCATGCCCAAACTTTCGAGTTTGAGCATGGATTTGAGCACTAGCAATTGGTAGGCTGCAATCTTCTCTGGAGTGTCAGCGATCATGATTAGGCGATCCGGTTGAGCTTGGCTTGCAGTTTGGCAATCTGCGCTTCGATGCGCTGCGCCTCGGTTTGCTCAGCCTTGCGGGTGAACACCAAACTCCACTTTTCCATGCGCTTGCCCTCAACCGACTTAGTGTCGGTGAGAACAAAGCCTTCGCCTTGAGCCTTAGCCACCGCTGCCAGAATTCCCGAACTATCCAAGGCAGCAAGGTTGGCTTTCTTCTGCAAACGAGCGGCTTTGATTTGCTCACGATAGGCCAGAACCTCCTCACGGGTAAACGAGTTGCCGTGATTTACGCGCTGAACGATTGCATCATTAGTGAGTACCAGTTGCATTTGTATATCTTTCTGTGGTTTTATCAGTATTGGCCGCCATTGATTGGCGTTTAACCCTTGCGCCACGATGAGGCCACTGATTTGCAAGGGAAGCCCGACTACGTCCTTTTAACGGGGGACAGCCTGTCGGGGTTAATTGTTAACGGTTTGAAAAGCTCTGCTAACGCATACTATCGACTAGTGCAGATACTAAGCCGAAAGAGTGCTAATCACTTGCCGTTACTAGCTTGCCAAGCCAATAACTTGCACTAAAAGCAAGTCGGGAACACGTCCCATCGGTTGCAAAAGCCGTCGCCGTGAAGGCTCGCCCCCATCCCTTAGCATTAACGCTAGCCCGTAGACTAACGCCGAACCGCCGTTCGTGTGGCTGGTAAGGTAGGACTTCGCCTCTTGTCGCTCGCACAAGCGAAGGGGAATCCCCCCTCGCCTGCAACCGTCACCGGATAATCCCCCGGTGATGGGATGGACTGTGAAAGAGCATCGAAGTTGCCTTCGACATTCACCACGATGCACACTCGGGATTGAGTAGCGAGAAAAATCTCAATAAATCGTCATTTTACCTCTGAAAAAAACTTCCGGTAGTGAGCGAAACACTACGCAAAACCAAGCACTCCGCGCACCCGAAATAGCCCCCGTCACTAGCCCCTCGCCTAAGCCCTAAGTAAGGGCAAGGAACGCCCCCAGAAGCCACAGGAAGCCCAAGCCCAAGCTACCCCTAGCCTAGCCCCCAGAATGTCCGCTTTTCGCCCAGGGCGCAAAAGCCATATATTGGCGCAAGCAACCAAGACACAAAGACACCCAACTTGAACAAGCAATGCCTTGGCAAGAGTGAGCCAATGCCATAGGCAACAACCTTGCAATCCTTGTGCAATCCTCGTGCAGACCTTGTGCAATCCTTTACCCCACCCTCGCGTGCGTCTATTCCAAACGCGTGCGCGTGTGTGCGTGCGTTATGCGCCCGTGTGCGCGTGTCATGCGCGTGCGTGCGCCTGCGCGTGCGCGTATGCGTGCGCGTATAGGGGGGGCGGGGGTCAACACACGGCTACGCTGTCGCATATTGATAGGTCCGATTGCCACCTTAAAAAAATTTGCAAATAGGCACTTGACGACTACCTAATACCACCTGTAGAACGTTTGCATGGGGAGGAAGTCCAAAGCAATTGTGGAGAGTGTGGGGGAGGCGCAAGCCAACCTCAATCACCGCTATATTGAGAAAAGGAAGCCTAAGGAGGCGGCGTTAGCCTTGGATATGCTGGCTAATGGGGAGACGTATGCGAAGGTGATGGCTACTACAGGTATAGGGTTTGTGGCGTTGTCGGCTTTGAGGGCGCGGCATGAGCGTGCTTTGGAGGTGAGGCGCAAGGAGCTTGCGTTAGATGGCTTTGAGATGGCGGAGAGGATGAGGGCGTTGGTGGCGAAGAAGACAGAGATGTTGATGGAGGATGATGAGGCGTTGATGAAGACGCCGCTTAAGGATTTAACGCTAAGCTATGGCATTAGCGTGGACAAGGGCTTGCAGGCTCTTGGGGAGCAGAAGGTGGTGGTGGAGCATAGGACGGGGAAGCCGTCGCTTGCTGATGCCATGAAGGCTATTGAAGAGGCTAGGGCGGCTTTACGGAATGACACCATTACAGTACTCACAACCCCTGTTGAGCGAGTGGAGTCCGTCGTTGAAGTGGACGGCGACGATGACGAAGGAGGGGACAATAGCGTGGTGGAGTCCCGAGGTCAGGATTAAGGTGGTATATGTCCCTAGTCTGGAAGCAGCACCCAATACTGACGCCTCCTACGATTGAGGAGATGGCGCGGATGGACCCCAAGCAGTTGGTCCAACTGTGGGAGCTATTCCATGAGGCCATTGAGAACGCTGAGCGTGATCCCTATCGGTATGGCTTTAAGCTAGCGAATTGGATGGAGGCGGAAGAACTACTGGCTAAGAAGAATGAGATTCTTGTTAGCGGCGGAAATCGTTCGTCCAAAACGAGTTGGGCTGCTCATGCGGTGGTGAAGGCAGCGATTGAGAACGAGGGGTCCGTTATAATGTGCTTCGCCCAAAATGCTGACGTTTCCATCAGACAGCAGCAGTCCGCGATCTACGATGCGCTTCCCGAGGAGCTTAAGCGCAAAACTCTTGGTACTGAGGAGAATGTCTCCTACACGCGAAAGAATGGCTTTAGCAAGTCGAGCCTCATCCTGCCGGGGAGCAAGAGCCACATCATCTTCAAGACCTACGCCCAGTACTTGAACAACGACACCATCCTTGAGGGCGCGGAGTTGGGTAGTAGGGAGGCCAAGTGGATCAACATTGGTACTTGGTGCGACGAGTACCTAATTGGCCCTGAGTTGTTGAACACGTTGCGCTTCCGTCTGGCTACGCGCAATGCCAAGATGATTGTGACGTTCACCCCTATTGATGGGTACACGGAGGTAGTGCGCGACTATCTGGAGGGTGCCAAGACGCTGACGTGGAAGAACGCTGAGCTACTTAACAATCGGAAGGTGCCGTTCCTGCAAGAAAGCAAGAACCGGAATGCAGGCATCATCTACTTCCACTCCTGCGACAATCCCTTCGGCGGATATGAGCGTATTGCCGAGGATCTGAAGAACCGTCCTGAGGACGAGATTCTATGCCGTGCCTACGGTGTTCCGACGAAGAGCAAGAGTACGCAGTTCCCCAACTTCTCGATAGAGGTTAATGTCGTTAAGCATGAGTCCATCCCCACCAAGGGACTCACGCGCTACATGATCCTCGATCCGGCAGGACGAAAGAACTGGTTCATGGCTTGGATCGGCGTTGATGAAGCCGGAACGTTTTGGGTCTATAGAGAATGGCCCGACGTAAACGTGGGAGATTGGGCTAAATGGCATGGGGGTAAGTGGATTGGGGGCGAGGGGTCCAAGGGCTTGGGCTATGGCATCAAGGACTATGTAGAGCTTATCGGCAATATGGAAGAGGGGGAAACCATCTTTGAGCGGCTAATTGACCCTCGGCTGGGTGCGGCCAAGTACCAGACGCAGAACGGAGCTTCGTCCATCATAGAGGATTTGGCCGATGCGGGGCTGACGTTCATCCCTGCCCCCGGCCTGGACATCGAGGATGGCCTACAGGCGTTGCAGACCAAGATGGCCTACAACCGCAAGGCTCCGATGGATAGCGTCAATCGTCCTCACTTCTACGTTTCTGATCGCTGCCAGAACATCATCGCTGCACTACAGGAGTATACGGCGGATGGTGGGCCGGATGAGGCGCACAAAGATCCTATCGACGTGCTGCGGTATGCCGCGATTGACGGCATCCGCTACGTTGACGACAAGGCGTTTAACAAGACTCGCAGAACTACAGGAGGCTACTAATGGAACAGATCAATACACCCATCATCGCTCTGGCCGACAAGCTGGGCAAGACCGTCAACGATTTGCTGGCTATCAAGAACAGCAAGCTCACCAAGGGCCAGCACTATACGGGCTATGGCAAGAACACCTACTTCACGCCAGAGGGTGTGGCCGAGGTGGAGCTTGCGCTAGAGATCCCGCTGGCTGTGCCGGACAAGTTGAACGGCGTGGTGCTGCACCCAGCTAAGAACCCCGACTGGGTGATGGTGAAGCTGGAGCATAAGGACGGGAAGATCCCGGTGAAGATCGGGCGCAAATACCGTGGTAAACTTATTGGCAAGCGCATCGTCATTGATGCAATCACAGACGCAAGCGGATCAACTACTTACCGTCATGCAGAACTCCGAGGATGACCCAACATCTAATCGCGAGTGGCTGAGCGAGCAAGTGGACCGTCTGCTTGGGTTTGAGATATTGCATCGCACTCTACACGCCCAGTATCAACCCATCGAACCAACTGCTCTCTCCGACAAAACCGGACTCGACCGTAATGCGGCTAAGCGGATTGTAACTCACCTCCGAACTATTCTGAAATGACAAACGAAGATAACGCTGAAGCCCTGACCTACGTTCAGAATACCCCGAACGTCAAAGCCCTTGTCGATGCGTTCGACCGCACGGCGAATGACCTAGAGTTCTACTTTGATCAATGCCGCGACAGCTATGACTATCGCCGCAACATCTGGCCGGGGAAGTCGGACGATCTTCGTAAGCATGGGCCGGATGCGTTTCCGTGGGATGGTGCTGCGGACAACGAGGCGCACGTTATCAACGAGCGTGTCAACCGCTACATCGCTCTGTTCATGTCAGCTATGGCTCGCGCCAACATCCGCGCCTACCCCGTGGAGAGTGGAGACCTTGGTCGCGCTCGCACGGTGAGTGCGTTCCTCAAGTGGATGGTGGCTTCGTACATCCCCGGCTTTAAGCGGCAGATGGAGCTTGGGGCCAACTACCTGTTGGAGCGTGGGCTTGTTGTCACCTACGTTGGCTGGCAGCGGGAAGACCGCACGTTCAAGCAGACGCTGACGCTCGATCAGTTGATGGCTATCAGCCCAGACATCGTGAAGATGATTCTGGAAAAGCAAAACGACTCGCAGATGGTTGCGCTGCTTCAAGCCCAGTTTAACGGCATTCCTGAGAAGAAGGCCAAGCGTATCCTTAATGACCTACGCAAAACTGGCCGCGCCGAGTTCCCGGTGGTTCGCCGCAGCGTTGATCGCCCTTGGGTGCAGGCCGTTGCGCCGGATGGCGATGTTTTGTTCCCTGCCTATGCCACCGATCCCCAGCGTGCCCCGTATTGCTTCTGGCGTGTGCTAATGACCGCGCAGGAATTGCGGAACAAGATTAGCAGCGAAGGCTGGGACAAGGATTGGGTGGAGTACGTTATCGAGAACTGCAAAGAGGCAGGAGACCCCCTCCGACTTGAACGGCGCAATCAGTTCACTTACACCACCGTGACGTACGATGCGTCGGAGTTGTATGAGGTCATCTATGGCTATCAGCGACTGATTGACGAAGAGGACAACTCGGAGGGGATCTACTGCACGGTGTTTCATCGCGAGGTGTTTGGCAAGCAGGAAGTTCCAGATCACGCAAAGTTTGAACTGATGAACGGATACGAGGACTATCCGTTTGTCGTCACCAAGTTGTCCGAGGACAACAAGCGTCTCTACGATATTCAGTCTGTGCCGGAAATGCTTAAGGGCATTCAATGGCAAGTGAAGACCGAGCGCGATAGTCGCACCGACCGTAATAGCTTGGCGACGATGCCGCCGATTATGCATCCGGTGGGTAACGCTCCGTCCGATTGGGGACCGGGACGCTATATCCCTTACCGCCGCGCTGGCGAGTTCCAGTTTGGCCCTACGCCTCCGTACAATCCCGGCAGCGTGGAAATGGAGCGCACACAGCTTGAGCAGGCTGACAAGATCCTTGGCCTCGACATCAACAATCCGCTATCTGGCGTGCAGCAGCAATATTTCGTAGACAAGTTTCTTACGCACGTCCGCGACGTGCTACGCCTTGCGTACAAGTGTTATCAGCGGTTTGGCCCAGATCAGGTGTTTTTCCGTGTTACAGGTGTCTCTGATCCCCAGCGTTATAGCAAGGGCGACCCGAATGAAAACTTTGACATCATCATCAATTACGATGTGATGCAAACCGATCCCGATAATGTCGAAGCACAGATTACTCAGTTTTCTACGCTACTTCAGTTGGACCGGAATGGGCGCATGGACGTGGATATGCTTCTCGAATTGGCCGCAGCCGCCATCAATCCGGTTGTTGCTGACTCCATTCTACGTCCTGCTGGGCAAGCGGCAGACCAAATCACGAAGCAAGTTACGGACGACCTATCCAAGATTTACGCAGGCATCGAGGTTGGCGCACGCCCGAACGGTGCGCAAATCGCAATGCAAGTGATTCAGTCGTATGTTCAGCAGTCTGACGTAAATAATCGTCTGCAAAACGACAAAGCCTTTCAAGCTCGCTTCCAAAAGTACGCCCAGCAGTACCAATTCCAGCTTACGCAGGCTCAGAACGCCCAGATTGGTCGCATCGGTACGGCTCCAGCCGCGATGGGCGAGACCAATACGCAGAATATGCAGCAAACTCCTAGCTACTAATGCAAAAACCAGACAACTTGGACAGCCTTATCCACCAAGATGCGTACATCGACTTCCTTCAAGGGGTGTATGCCATCCGCGAATCGCTGATTCAGCAGCTACACGACGTATCCTCCGACCGCATTCAGCAGATTAGCGGTCGAATCCTCCAATGCGACGACATCCTTCAGATGGGTGGGTATGATCGCATCATTTCTCGTAGAGGGTAACGTAGCCCCTTTTTCTTAAAGGGGCCGTTGTTTGCTGTGTCGCTCTGAAAACCGCGACAGACTAAACGTGAAATAAAAGAAACCCCTAAAAGAAAGGGGGAGTGTGAGGGGGATTTTTTGGTCATGTCAAGCCTATTCGACATGGCCTGCAATTTTCTCTGTTAGCTCAAAGTGGGTCTTTTACAAAGCATGGTATATTCCCACTATCGCCAACGCGAGGCGTTAAAACGCGGAAAACCAACAATGTCCGATGAAGCTACGTCCGTCGCCGGGGACGCTAAACAAGCGGTGGTCTCAGAAAAGTCTAATCTGACAGCGAGCCAATACGCGGTTCGCCGTCTAGGTGAGTTGAAGGGAAAGCCGGATGGGGCACTAAACCCCGCCAGCCGACCAGAAACCATCAGCCAATCCGCGCCAGCGGAGGAGGAGCAGCAGGAGCAGGCGAGCAACGACCAAGCTCCGGTTGAGTCCACCTCTTCGGGCAAGGACGTTCCTTCACAAGTCGATCTATCGGAACTCTCCGATGACGACATCCAAGAACTAGCTCAGAAAGGCAAGTCTGGCCTGCTGAAGCGCATTGCTGAACTTACGGCTAAGCGAAAGCTGGCCGAGGAGAAGGCAGCGCAGTTGGAAGCCTACATGGCCCAACAGCAGAACAACAAGCCCCTTGAGCCGAAGGTCGAGAATAATCCCTACGCCAACATCTCCTCTATCGAGGATCTGGGAAAGAAGTCACAGGAAGTGGCTGATGTTGTGGAGTGGGCAGAAGATATTCTGGATCGCGCTGAACACCTCGGCTACGAAGATGTAGCTGCTACGGTGGATGGGCGCGAACTGACCAAGGCTCAGGTAAAGGAGACGCTTCGCAACGCCCGAAAGGCTCGCGACAAGTTTCTCCCAGCGCAGAAGAAGGAGATTGAAGCTGGAATGCAGCGCAAAGGTCTCCGCTCTGCTTTTGAGCAACAGGCAGTTAAAGAGCTTGAGTGGCTTTCCACTCAGGAAGATAATGACATTAAACGCCAGTTCTTTGCAATGCTTAACGATCCGCGCCTCAAGGGTGTGGAAGAAGCGTTGCCGGATGTTGCTCCTCAGTTGCCCTACATCTTGGCTCATGCTGCCAACTCGATGTTTGCGCGAAAGATTATCCCGATGGACGGCAAGCCTTCGCCAAAGTTGACTCCTCCCGGTTCTCCCTCCGCTACTGCGGCTGCGGGTGATCGGACGCCATCTTCCGGTGAGCGCAACATGAAGGAAGTGTCTAAGCGGTTGGCAGACTCAGGAAGCGTAAGTGACTTCATCGCCCTTCGTGCAGCACAACTCTCTAAACGCAAGTAACCTACTACTACAATGGCTTTTTCTTCTACCTACGATACGACCAATCCGGGTTCGGCGGTTTCCAACCGCGAAGACCTTCTCGATGTCCTGACGATCCTCGCTCCTGAGGAGACTCCGGTTCTCTCGTCTGCTGCTAAGTCCAAGGCGTCCGCTACCTTCGTGGAGTGGACCGTTGACAGCCTCTCGGCTCCCGTAACCACGGGCGTTGCCGAGGGTAGCGATGTCACCGTCTTCACGGACAAGTTCGCCAACCGCGCTCGTCTGGGTAACTACATCCAGAAGTTCCGTCGCGATTTCATGGTGTCGGACCTTCAGAACGCTGTTGATAGCGTTGGTCCGGCCAAGATTGCTCAGGCTGAGGCCAAGGCTGTCCGCGAGATCAAGCGCGACATCGAGGCCACCCTGTGCTCCAACAACGACCGCACGGTCGAAGACGGTGCTGGCACGCCCTACGGCCTGCGCGGCCTCGGTGACTGGATTGACTCGGCTGGTCCGGCGGATGTTCCGTCCACCTACCGCACCCCGGCTGGTTCCATCCACGGCTCGGGCACGTTCAACGAGACGGTGTTCAACAACCTCATCACCTCGATCTACCGTGTTACGGGTACGTCGAACGGCCTGACGCTGGTTGCTGACACGGCTCTCCGTCGCGTTATCAGCGACTTTGCTCGTACCTCGGGCAGCAC